GCGATGGTAAGGTGACTCAGGCAGACGTACTGAAAGGTCGTGGAGTTTTTAATACAGGTAACGAAGTAGATGTAGAAGAGAGACAAAAACAATATATTCGTAGTCTACTAGCTAGTCAAATGATTTCGCAAATGCCTGACGAAACTGAAACTCAAGCAAAAGCTAGGCAAGAACGAATACAAAAAGAATTAGACACAGAACAAAAAATTAATGAAAGTCTTTTTATGGAAGTTATGAAAGAGGGGCGCAACGATATGGCTATGGGAGGATCTTTAATGATGCCCCCAGAACGTGAGCAAAAATTTCTAGGGGCGCTTGCAAAAGCTGGTATAAAAGCGGCTAAAAAGTTTGATGGTAAATTTGAAGATTTTTTAGATAAGGCACAAGGAATTACTCCCGCCACTCCTGGAGCGACAGCCACAGAAAGAGGCGCAGTTGTTGGAAAAAAAAGGACAAAGGCTTTTGGAACAACAAAGCTTATTAAAGGAGGCGTGTATTCTTTAGGTGCAACTGCGCTAGGAGAAACAATTTTAGATACTTTAGATACCACAGACGGCTCTGATATAGGGGTTATTTCTAAAGCAGAAGCAGATGCTAAGTCTATTTATTCTTTAGCAGAGCTTCCAACAGAAGACTCTATGCGAATAGAGGGCGATGATTTTTTTGTATATAAAAACCCTGTGTTAAAAAGAGCAGCTATTAAAGCTAAATTAGCTGGTAAAGATGAATTTGTTTATACAGGCGATGGAAAGACATATGAAACTGAAAAAGTTTTAACCACATTAAGTTCATATGAAAAGATGCCTAACCGTAAAGAAGCGGCTGATGGTGGAACGATGGCAATTCTTATGCCCGCAGAATATGAAAAGGCGCTCAAGGATACATATAATAATATCAGCAGCGAAGAAGAAAAAGAACAAGTTGAGAACATGAACTCTGATGGTGCAATGGAAGAAGAGTATCTTGACTACGTAGCTGATGAAGTCTTATCACAAGAAGAACAAGATTACTTATTTAAGGCTTTAGACGAAGATAACAAACTAGAAGAAATCTTAGATAAAGTAATGTTGAACGCAACAGAATTTACTGGTGCTGGGGAAGTCGATGGTCCCGGCACTGGTGTCTCAGATTCGATACCCGCAAGGCTATCGGACGGTGAATTTGTATTCACCAGAAAAGCAACTGATCAAATCGGTGCTGACAAACTCCAACAAATGATGGACGATGCAGAACGTGAATTTGATCAGCGTAATGGCAAGGCTAACGGCGGCGAAGCTGGCACAAACCCATTTGTTAATCCTGAAGAAACCCCAGATCCTTTAGAAAGATTTGGGATGGAAAAAGATAACGAAAGGGATATAGAACGCCAAATGCTTTACTCAAGTCGTATGCCTAGCCTAATGAACCGATAAGGCTACCTAGAACTCTAGCCCCTTATCATTATATAACCTTGAGGCCACCTTGTAGTATCAAGACCCTGTGTTAGATAGCGCAATAACACAGCCACCTTGAAAGACAACAAGCCCCAGAAAGGAGAAGTGACATGAACGAAGAAGAAAATGCAAATCCGTATAATGCGAAAAAGCCTTGGCATAATGTTGAGGAAACAGCTTCAAAGAATGCGGAATCATTATTTTTTGAGGAAGAGGCTACTTCCGAAGACGGAACCCCTCAGACAGATAACCGTCCTCAAACCAACTATAAAAAGAGATACGACGATCTAAAAAAACATTATGATCAAAAGATCTCTGAGTTTAAACAACGTGAACAAGAACTAGAGGCAGTAGCTAGGTCTGCTCAACCGCAGTATCAACCACCTAAAAGTGCTGAAGATCTTGAGAAGTTTAAGTCAGAGTATCCTGATCTATATGATACTGTCGAAACAGTCGCTCACATGAGAAGCGAAGAGCAGATGAACGCTCTTCAACAAAAGCTATCAGCTATTGAAATGCGCGAGGCAGAAATGTCAAAGCGTGATGCTGAACTAGCTCTCAGAGAGAGACACCCTGATTTTGAAGATATCAGAGGCGATGACAGTTTTCACGAATGGGCTAAGACTCAGCCTGAAGAAATTCAGCGTTGGATTTACAAAAACCCAGACAATGTAGCTTTAGCAAGTCGTGCAATAGATCTTTATAAGATGGAAAATAATATTGCAATTCAAAAGTCTTCTCGACAGTCACAACTTTCACGGTCCAATGCGGCTGATATGGTATCAACAAAGACTACCGGAGTTGAACCACAGCAAACCAAGATTTGGACACAACGGGAAATTGCTTCTCTGTCTATGGATGATTATGATCGCTACGAAAAGGAAATTGATCTAGCTATCCAAGAAGGACGAGTAGCAAGATAATATTTGTCTTTTTTAGGAGATTTTAACAATGGCTTATAATCAATCTGATCAATATTTTGAGCCGTCAACAGATACTAATGCAAACTTTGCAAACTCTGTTGCGGGTCAAACTAACTCGTACTTTCTGCCTGCTGTCTATTCTAAGAAGGTTCTTAACTTCTTCCGAAAGTCATCAGTTGTAGAAGGTATTACTAACACTGACTATGCTGGCGAGATTACTGCTTATGGTGACACAGTACGTATCATCAAAGAGCCAGAGATCACCGTCTATCAGTACGAGCGTGGTGCAGATGTAACTGCTACTAAGTTGACAGATCAAGAGATCAACCTCGTAGTAGACACTGCTAACGCATTTAAGTTTATCGTAGATGATATTGAAACTTCAATGTCACACGTAAACTTCAAGGAAGTTGCATCTTCTTCAGCCGCTTACGCTTTGCGTGATGCGTATGACCAAGGTGTACTTGTGTCTATGTTTAGTGGAGTATCTGCATCTTCTCCAAACCACATCCTTGGTTCTGATAATGCGACTGATCTTGCAGGCGGTACTTTTGATGGTACTGGTAACCTCGACATTGGTTTTGCATCTGGTGAGCACGATCCAATTGATGTTCTTTCACACATGGCCCGGCTTCTTGACGAGTCTAATGTGCCGGAAGAAGGACGTTGGTTCTTGGCTAATCCTGAGTTTTACGAGCAGTTGGTTCAAACCTCATCTAAGTTGATGAGCGTAGACTTCAACGCTGGTCAAGGCTCTATCCGTAATGGATTAGTTAGCTCTGGTAAGTTGCGTGGTTTTGATATGTACAAGACCAACAACATTGCCGCAACCACCAATGCCGCTGGTAAGTGTATTGCTGGTCATATGTCATCAACCTGTACTGCACAAACAATTGTGAATACAGAAGTCATCCGTGATCCGGATAGCTTTGGTGACATTGTACGTGGACTGCACGTTTACGGTGCAAAGGTTTTGCGACCCGAAGCTCTCGTATCTGCTTTCTACGGCATCGACTAAAGCGTATAGGGGGATGAAATACTCCCCCTTTATTTAAGCTACGTTCATCCTTATGGGACGGAAGTAGGGGATTATCCCCGAAGGAACGCATAACCTTTGGAGGAGTTCGCTATGGAAATTACATATATATACCGTGGTGTTAAGTACACTGTTAAGCGTTAGGAGTAGCTATGCCACAGATCGGAACAGAACAAAAGCCAATTAGAATGAGTCCTAAAAGACGAAAGACCCTAAGCGGTGCATTTTATACTGGTGAAAACAAAAAGAAATACGATAGAAATTATGATCGTATTTTTAGTAAAAAAAGTGCCATACAGCAATAAAGTTCTTGACCATTACAACAATCCTCGTAATGTTGGCAACATGAACGACGAGGATAACAATGTAGGAACTGGTATGGTTGGTGCTCCTGCTTGTGGAGATGTAATGCGTCTTCAAATTAAAGTCAATACAAGCGGTATTATTGAAGATGCTAAATTTAAAACTTATGGATGTGGTTCTGCCATAGCTTCAAGTTCTTTGCTAACAGAATGGGTAAAAGGGAGACACTTAGATGATGCAGAAGTTATTTCAAATACTGAAATTGCTAAAGAATTATCGTTACCCCCAGTAAAAATACATTGTTCTGTATTAGCAGAAGATGCAATAAAAGCGGCAGTAAAAGATTATAGGGAGAAACAACATGGAACACGGTGATAAAAAAATGAAGCGCATGAAGAAGGGGCATGGTGGAAAGCATGGTCGTTCTATGTACATGGGCGGTGGTATGAAGGAGCGTATGGGCATGACACATGGTGGTGCTCACGCCGCTAACCCTGCACCTTCACAGCCTACATATGGTGACACTGTAGAAACTGCAATGAATAAGGCAGGGCCAAACTAATGACTACTCAAGTAGCTAGACAAGAATACAAGTCTATTCAAGAAAAAGAAAAAGTTTGTGCTGAGATGACTGAGAACCAGTTTCCTTATCAAAAGCAAGGGGATATTAAGTATCCTCAGTTGAGAAACGAGCAGGAGAATCCAGATGCAAGTAGAAGCACCTAAAAATTATCACTGGATGAAAAGCGGTAAAGGCTACAAGCTGATGAAAGACCCAGCAGGTGGATTTAAACCACACAAGGGGGCTTCTAAAAAAGCTAACTTTGAAATACAAAAGGTTCATAAAAAATAATGGCGACAACATACCTACAGCTTACTAACGAACTACTTAGAGAAATGAACGAGGTTGTTTTAACCTCAAGTAATTTTTCTTCTGCTATTGGGCTTCAGGCACACGCTCAAGATTGCGTTAACAGAGCATACCTTGATATTGTTCTTGAAGAACCTCAATGGCCTTTTTTGTCTGTAGGCGAAAGCGGTTCAACAGACCCGCTGTACGGTAATGTAGCTGTTTCTACTGTAGCTAATCAACGGTGGTATGAACTCAAAGCCGCAAGCTCATCTCTTGTAGATGATTACGGATATATTGATTGGGATGATTTTTATCTTACAACAGTTGGTGTATCGGGTGAAGCCGCTCCTTACGTAAGTCAAAATTTAAAGTTTATAACTTTAGAAGAATGGAAAGACTTTCATCGTATGCAAGAAAATGCAGATGATGCTGAGAACGCCAATGGAGGAGAACCACGACGAGTATTCCGTAGTAGTGATGGAAGAAACTTTGGTTTAAGTCCTATACCTGACAAAGTATATAA